ATGTCCACTTTTGTTGGTTTCCAGCAGAACTAGGAGTGCGCGTAAGATACCCGCTATCGTCGTCGTTAAACACAGCACTGTTATCGACCTGATAACCACCACCAGCAGCACCAGCAGCACCTGTCATTAAGTTACGGAAACCCGTCATTACTTCATATCCAATCCAGCAGCAAACCCATACCAGCGGGTTCCTGCGTCTATGGTTGTAAACACAAGAACGTCAACCCCTGCCGAAGTTAATGTAGGGGCTGTTCCACCAGCAAAATCTACGGATGCTGGCCAGTTGACCGTCTGACTTCCACCGTTGGTCAAATACAAAACAAAACCATTTTGTTCGTCAGAAGCAGTAGGATTGCTAAACGTAAAGGTGTTTGCACTAGTGTCTACTGTTGCACTGACTGAGTTACCTAAGGATAGGTCAATGTCTTGAGTGCCACCACCAGTAGCTCCTATAGCATTAGTAACTTCACCGTAGTCCTTAAGGTTTACACGTTGTAAGTAGTTGTCCTGAAAGTTCTGACCTGCGCTCCAGTTTTGAGCTACGTCAAGTTTAGCTGTATCTGCATCGTATTGTTGAAGAGTTACACCTAAATCATCTGAGTCGTACTTACTATTGACCGCTGTTCGTACAGCAGAAAATTCTGTGTTAAAGTCTCCACCAGAAATAATTTTGTTTGCATCAGAATCAGCCAGAGAATCTTTACCGGACCAGCTAACTTGAATTGTATAATCGCTCATTTATTTAACTCCTTGAAGAATATCGGGCTATCCCGTAAAGTGATTTTGTGCTACCGTATAATGCTGCGTCTCCTGAATCAAAAGGAGAGCGTTCCTCTTGTCGTTGGTTTGATAGTTTCATAAACAACTGTTGCCTGTCCCACTTTGGCGTAGGGGGCTTAGGAAAAGGTTTAAATAAAGGTTTAGTTCGTCCACGGGGCATAATTAACTTCTAAGCCTTTCTCCGGCCCAACGAGCTAAGTTTTTCTTTTTCTTTTCCTCTGTCATTTTTTTCTTTTTCTTTTTGACAAATTTTCCGGCAACTCTATTCTTTACTGGTTTCATAGTACCACACCATATTCCTTGTTTCGTTCACGCACTAACGCAAGTAGCTTTTCTCTTTCTTTTTCCCATACAGTATTTAACTGCTCAGTACGGACTTTAGGATTATCCGTTGCCACTCTTTTAATGCGTCCTGTAGGAGTGGGAACGGAAACCTGTGTAACTTTTGGTTTTGTTCTTTTATCGGAAGGAGTAAACAATCCCCCCTGTGCAATCTTAATATTTGCGGTTTGAGGAGCAGGTCTTCCTTCGGAAATTTCTTTAGCTTTACTTCCTTTTTGAACGTCATGCTTTTCGTAGTCCTTTTCTTTAACTTCGTCAAGCTCTTCGTTCTCGTGCATAAGTAAATCTATTAAACTTTGTAGGTCTTCTGCCTCTTCATCAAACCCATCTCCTTTAAACTCTAGTTCGTTTTCCTCTAAAAAACTAGCTATCTGTTCTTCAGTAGCTCCAGGGTTTGACTGTTTAAGTGACTTAAGAAGAAGTTCTCTATACAGTCGGGCTATTTTATTTTTAATACGATCAAGTTCTAAATTATAACTTGTATCCGCTAAAGCATCTTCTAAAGTAATCATAATTAAGCCCTATATTGTAGTAGTGGGAGGCCCCTTAAGACCAGAGCCTCCCTATGACTACTTAGGTAGCGGGAACAACAAACGCTACACCAGCATCGTCGCGGAGTTCCGCAACGCCATAAAGTGTATCGGCGGTGAATAGATCACCAAGATACTCTTGCTTGTATTGCGTCTGAGACCGAACACCCATTTGCTCCGCAAAGCAAAGAGCATCTTTGTGCATCATGACACCGACACGCTGGGCGTCGGAGTTGATGGACGGGCAGTTTGAGGAAACATAAACGTCCATGCCATAAATGCTACCGATCTTTCCGGTTTTGATAGCTTCGCCGTTACCAATGAACTGTTGTTCAGTGAAGCGGTTAATAGCAAGCATATCATTAGCGGCAATCGGAGGAATAACCATGAAGCGGTTATCCGAAGGAACATCAGCATTATCAAGTTTCAGGATCATAGCCCGAATACCTGCATCTGTAATGTCGTTAGCATTTGAGGAGTTACCCGTGTACAATGTTGTACCATCGCCGCCAATAACGGCTTTTTCGTACAACGCTGCACCAGTACCACCTGCCGTACCGCCTTGAAGAGCTTCTGAAAGCGCAAACAGATCAGTATCTACTTGTTGTGCCAAAGCATAACCAGCATCGTCAGTGTAGAACCGACGAAGAGACTGAAGAGCTTGAACTTCCGTAATGTCTTCCATAAGTACGGAATACTCATAGTGCTTGTTAATGCTGACCTGCACTTCACTGTGAGTATCGCCCTGAAGCGTTACTTGAGTGTTTGCAGCTTTAGCATTAGCAGAACCACGAACCGGCTTAGGAATGTGAATGGTATCACCTTTCTTTCCGGCATGGTTGATTTTAGTGACAAGATTACCAAGAACAAGATTTTTCTTGTACCCAGCAATTACTTCATCGGACCACAACTCAGGTATAAAAGTTGCCCCTGTCGTGGTCGTCTGATGGTTAGAACCCAAAGCCATGATTAGCTCCTTTCTTCTTTATAAGGGTTATTTGACTCGACCCTCTGCGTATGCTGCAAGTATTTCGTCCTGCAAATCTTCATAACGCTGAGGATCATTTGTTTTAAGTCTGATTAGATCAGCCCTACGGTAGATTTTTTTACCGGATGTGGATTCCGAAGAAGTCCTTGATACGCCCTTTCCTGCCTTCATAGCTTGTTCTCGTTCAGCAGCTTTGTTTGCTTCGGCTTCGCTTGTGTTACTAATTAAGGCTCGTTCTTTCCAGTTACCTATAAGTTCCAAAGCAGAGTCTAAGTTATAATTATGTGCCGCTACAAATAGCTGCTTACGTATCGGGCTTTCTTGAACCCACTCCTGAAACTTGGAATCACCTACGATTTCAAGATAATCAGGATGCGCCTCTTTCAGTCGTTGAGTTGTAGTTTGGACATGCTGTGCCTTTTGCTGCTCTTCAAACTGACGAAACTTCGGATGATTTTCAATGGCTTTACTGACGGCTTTGTCAGGGTCATCAAAAAAATCTAAATCCTCTTCTGGCGGCTCTTCTGTTCCGTTTTGACTACTGGTAACTTGTTGCTGAAGAATGCCATCCGTAAGTTTACGAAGCTCGCCTAGTTCTTGTCCCTTCCTTCCAAGTTCTCTTTCCAAGTTTTCGTAGGAAGAAATAATGTCTTCCATCGACTTGTTCTTAAACTTGTCAGGTAGTTCCACCTGCGATTCTTCCTGAGGTTGTTCCACTTGGGGAGCCTCTTCGATGTTCGCATATTCTACGCCTTCTTCTGGTTTAACTTCTTGTTCTGGTTCTACAACAACACTATCCATAGTACTAACCTCCGTCCTGTATAAAGATTATGGAGTTAAAATATGTTGGGATTAAAGGTCTAACTCTAATTGATCCAACGCTAGTTTGGTGGTCTCTTCTAAATTTATAATCATATTTAGCATATCCACCTGACCTCTTCGTAAAAAGAGGGTTTTCTCGTCTTCTATCGTCTGTATGTTTTCCAGTGATTCAGCCATATCTTCCAATTCTTTTATAAAGATACCCCAAGCGTCACCCTCAAACAAATCAAGACGTTTCTCAAGAATTTCTTTATCAGTCATTATCTACCTGTTTCAGCCGCCTTGGCCAAATTAAGGATAGTTTCGGACTGCAAGTGTTCTACTTCTGGAATGTTCCTCATTGTTTCTGACTGAACATTCTGTGCGTCCACTTTAAGTTTTTCAATCTTGGCCATCTTTTCTGCAAGATCGACTTGTACTTTAGCCATAGCGGCTTCGGAGTTCTTGTCCTGAGCATCGGACTGTAGCTTGGCTGCATGAGCCATGTCCTTTATTGCTCCGGCCTTCATTTCCTCAATTTCCATTTGCAACTTCATAAGCTCAAGCTGTTGAGCCATTTGTTGAACTTGTTGTGCCTGAGGATCAGGCTGTAGGGTCTGAGCAATCGCGGCCTTCATCTGATCCCTGTCGGACATGGAACTGTTCTCAAAGATGGACATAAGCAACATGGCATGAGGAGGAGTCCCTGGTTGTGTCATTGACATCAACTGGATCATCTGGGTCATTTCCAGTTCCTTGGCCATAATACCCATAGAGGAATAGGCCTTAAACTTGTAGTCCCCTGCCGGATAACGATCAGGAGAAAACTGAATATAACGAAAGGCAGACTTTTCAATTAAGGGAATTAAAAAGTTTTCTTGGAAGTTCATAATGGTACGCTTTTGTCGTTTAATGGAAGCGGCTTGTATCATAGACATTCCAGAGGCAGTAGAGTTTCTGGGGTTTGAAAAGTTACTGTTGGCACTGTCCATTGCTCCAGTACCCATCTGCACCATCCGTTCCAGTTCACCCGCCTCTGTAAAGGTCGTATTGGATACGGCACCAAAGTTTAAGGGGAACAAGGTTGACCGAGGATCACCATTTGTAAGAATTGTCTTACCGGCTTTTACCTCGAACTTGACACCCCTAGGGAGACGAGTAGCGTCCACACCAAGCATTGGATGTGTCGTGAGGGCCAGAGCATCAATCCTCGCACGTAACTCTGCATCAAGAGCTTTTTGAGGATTATAACCTTTCTCTGCCACACCTCGTCCCCAAAACTTGTTGGGAACACGATCAAGTTGAAAGGCCACAAAGGGACGATCTTCCATTAAGTACGGATTTTCTGCGGCCCTGAGTACAATATGGTCATTAGCAATAACGACAACTGATTCCATAGAGTTGCTACGGTCATTTAAGTATTTCTTTGGGACTCTTCCCCAGTACTCTACAATCTTGACTTTATCTTCACTACCCAAGTCGTTACTGTATTCTTCGTCGTAGCCCAGGTCCATTTTATCAAAGTCACCAAGCGGTTTATCTTCATAAACACCTTCCTTCATTCCCTCCATGATTTCCCATTTGGGCTTAATAACTACCTGAGCAACGCCCAGAGCTTCATCGATTGAAGTGACGCAGGGATCAATTACAAACTCTTTCGGGGTCAATGAGTCCACCTTGACCGACGTAATGACTTTTTCCTGAACCGCAACGTCCGTCGTAAGAGTTCCGGGGATACCTGATTCGACGGGAATTTTTGCCAGTTCGTCCATTACGTTTATCTTTGCGATACCCGTACCATAAATAGCCGCATTAAGAAGAGACTCAACAATTGCGTCCTTGACTTTGCACCTCTTCATGTCCTCTTGTAGAATTGTACGTATTACCGCGATGTCCGTAGGATTTTGATCCGTTACGTCATCACGTATATCAAACCATATGTCTCGACCAAAAATAGCTTCTTCCAGTTCCGCTACGGTGGACTCAATGGCCTGTTGTGTTGCGGGAGAAATAAGTCTGGAGTTTTCAGATTCCCGGTTTTTATCCTCAAAGGACCAGATACCTCTCCAGATTCGATAGTACTCGTCCCATTTTTGCATATAATTAGTATTACGGTGGTCTTCCCACTCTTCGACCTTGTTCATTACCCATGACGCCAGGGATGCCTGAGGGTCTCTGTATACTAAGCTGTCCATAAATTAATACCCCGATACCGTATCTAATGGTTCCCACTCGTCTATCTCTATTGAACTTGCATAGTCAGCTACAGAAACTTGGTCTATGTATGCCAGAGAGTCCAGTAAGTCATCGTGGGATAGTGGACTTGGAAAGTCTAGCATTTGAGAAATAAACTCGT